AACCGATGAACATTCCGATTGTAATGGTTTCAAACAACTTGAATGACCGCTATGAGGGTGATTTTAATAGCAGAAGAATACATATATCTTCTTTTAACTTTATGGCAAAGTCATACATATATGGACAAGTGAGCAGTGCCACTACAATAGATAGTAGTGATAATAATAATATTTCGTTTGAAGATTGATCATGAATGTAAATAAAAATTTGGCAAAATTATTTTCTGTGCCTGTAAATGAAATAACAGAAACAAAAACACCTCCAGCAGGAGGTACTTTTAATTCTGAAAATTTTCAAAAAGACTATGAATTGGTACAATCAAATATAAAAGATTTGATTGGTACGGGAAATGTTGCTCTTGAAAGTGCTTTGAAAGTCGCCACACAATCTGATTCTCCAAGAGCATTTGAAGTAGTAGCCATACTTTTAAAGACTATGGCCGACTTAAATAATAATGTATTGGATGTGCACAAAAAGGCAAAAGATACTACAGGTCAAAAAGTAGAAGTGAAGCAAACAAACAACTCAGTATTTGTAGGTTCTACAAAAGATTTACAAAATCTTTTGAATAAAGAAAGAAGTACTGAAAAAGATGTTGTTGATGCAGAAGTGGTGAATAATGAACAAAAACAACAACCAAGGTTACCGGAATAACCCCAATTTAAAATTACCGGGAGTACAGCTTCAGTATACCAAAGAACAGCTTGATGAGTATATTAAATGTGCTCAAGATCCTGTTTATTTTTGTGAAAAGTATGTAAAAGTAAAAACTCTTGATAAAGGCGTAGTACCTTTCAATTTATACGCATATCAGCAAAAATTTATAAATGCTATTCATAAAAATAGATTTACCATTTCAAAATGGCCACGGCAATGTGGTAAGTCTACCTGTGTAACCAGTTACATCTGTCATTACATTTGTTTTAATCAGAGCGTTAACGTTGCTATTCTAGCAAACAGATTAAAGACTGCAAAAGAAGAATTATTTTCAAAACTTCAACTTGCTTATGAAAATCTACCACACTTTCTGCAACAGGGAGTTGTAGAATGGAATAAGACGAGCTTTAAGCTTGAAAACGGGTCTAGGGTCATGTGTGACGCTACATCCTCTACAGCGATCCGTGGCGGCTCTTATAACCTACTTCTGCTTGACGAGTACGCCTTCTTGCCTAGTCACGTAGCCGAAGAATTCTATACATCTACCTATCCGACAATTTCTGCTGGTACCACAACAAAACTTATTATTGTTTCTACGCCAAACGGCATGAACCACTTCCACAAGCTTTGGGTTGATGCCAACCGCCAAGAAGGTCATAAACTAAAAAATAAATTTATTCCAGTAGATGTTAGTTGGAGGGAAACCCCCATAAGTCCGGGAAGCCCAAAACTAAGAGATGACACTTGGGCATCTGAACAAATTGCAAATACTAGCCCAGATCAATTTGAGCAAGAGTATGGTTGCAGCTTTTTAGGTTCTTCTAATACTCTGATATCAACTTCCAAGCTAAATGTTCTTGCGCCAGAACAACCTCTAAGCGAAGATTCTGAAGGACTTCGAATCTTTAATGAACCAGAAAAAGATAAAATTTACTTTTTACAGGCAGATGTCTCCCGTGGTCAGGGGTCTGACTATTCGGCATTTAGCGTAATTGACGGAACTTCAGCCCCATATAAGGTTGTTGCCTCTTACAGAAATAATGCAATAAGTCCTTTTAATTTTCCAACGACGATTAAAAAAGTTGGAGAAAAGTATAATAACGCATATGCATTAATTGAAACAAATGACATTGGCGGTCAGGTTTCGTCAATTTTATACAATGATCTGGAATATGAAAATGTATTGATGACCAGAATAATGGGCAGAAAGGGTCAAATTTTATCACAGGGATTTGCTCAGGGCAGCAGTGAAATGGGTCTGCGGACAACAGCCCAAACCAAAAAACTAGGTTGTGCTATTTTAAAAAGACTGGTAGAAGAAGATAAAATCATATTAAATGACGAAAGAATAATAAACGAGTTAACGACTTTCGTTTCTAGATCAAATACCTTTAAGGCCGAAGAAGGTCATAATGATGACATGGTAATGACTTTGGTATTTTTTGCTTGGTTGAGTAGACAAGAATACTACTCGGATTTGATCGAAAGTGCCAAATTTAACTACGAAGAAGCAAAAAAACCAGAAGACGACAATATTTTAATATCTCTAAATGATAAAAATGGAGAGGATGGAGATGAGTTTGTGCAAGATGGTGCAATATGGTATCCAACATAAAATATAAATATTTCATATAAAAAGGGACAAAATGCCATCACTCAGCTCTTTCGTAAACTCTAGTCAATATACCAAAGAAAATTTAAATTTTCCTTTTTTAACTGCAATGAAATTGGGAACCGGTTATGTAGCACCTTCGTTCACTGGTGTAGGTGGTGCCGCAAACAATGATCCCGGTGGTTTATTTGGTTGGTTGATCTACGGAAGATCCCTCTACACGACACCAAAGGGCGCCACAACAGATCAATATCTAGTCTACACCAACCCATACGATTTGGTTGGAGATCTTAATCAACTAAGTGGAATTACTTCATGTTTGGTTTCCGGAACAGCTGCTGGTGGAACTTTTGGATTTTTTACTGTTATAGATACAGAGCTTTCACCAAAAACCGCTGGCACTCAATTTTTACATGCTATAAATTATCTGGCTTACGGCGGAACATTGGTGGTAGCGGGTAAAGCATCGGGATTCTCAGAATATACAGAAGAAACCGGAAATTACTTTGATTTGATGATAGACCCATTTTTTGACTCTAGTGTGGCTTCTTGGTTTAAAGATCAGCCATATACTATGGGAATTTATCCAACTACAATTGGTTCCGAGGGAATTACTGGGGGCGGCTACACACTAACAAACTTTACAACACTCTTTGGTGGTTCGCAGTTTGTAACGGGTATCACGGTTGCCGGAAGAGTATTCAACGTTTGTGGTCTTAAAACTGCAACAAATTTGGATACAAGTTCTGTTCAAGAAAATACAAAACTCACATACACGATCCAAGCAACAAATGACGTTGGCGGATTCTTCGCCAGAGCAAAGAACAGAAACGAAAGCTACCTAACAGTGGCTGGACTTGATCGTGCAACAGTAATAAACGGAAACATCATCAATCCAATTGACTGGGCCGGATCTCTAAAAACAACTCTTAGAACAAATAGAGCAAACTTTTTCGTAAATTATAATCCAAAATTCTTGGGATCAGATCTTGTTGGTGCTACTGCAAACACATCTATAGGAGTAAACGACAGAGTTGGCCCAGCAAGAATGCGTGTAAATTTGACAAAGGATATCAATACAATCGCTTTGAAATATGTATTTGATATCAACAACCAAACTACACGCGATCAAGTTGTATCAGAGGTTCAAACAGCATTGGATCCATATGCTCCGTTTATCGATACAACGCAAACACAAATCATCTGCGATGCCTCAAATAACGCGGACAACTCATCTACGCTTAACATTGATGTAATTGTAAAACCAATTCTGACAACAGACAGCTTCTTAATTAACGTAAGCTACACACAATAATGAGCAATTCAATAAGCCTATTTAAAGATAATTTTAATGGGGGAACCAGATCAAATAGGTTTGTTGTAAATCCTATTTGGCCACAGGGCGTGTCTGTAAACTCAGATGATTCTACTTTTAAAATAGTCTCGGCTTCATTGCCTGTAGTTCAAATTAATTCAATAAGCGTTCCATACAGAGGCCGTCTTATAAATTTTGCCGGAGATAGACAATACAGCCCATGGGTTGTGGGAGTTTATGATGATGGTAATGCACAAAATTTGTGGAGTGCTTTTCAAAAATGGAAAGAATTGATCGATGGCCATTACACCCACAAAGTTACTGGAAATAATTACAATTATAGCAGATATCAAACTACATGGGAAGTAAGACATTTGGATGTCAACGGTGAGGATACGCTTAGAAGAATAAGTTTGTATAAATGTTGGCCCAGCGTAGTTGGAGAAATTAACTTAAATATGGGTGAAAGTAACTTTGTTGCTTTCAGCGTAACCTTAACATTTGACAACATAAAGATATGGGGAGTCTAAATGTTAAATGAATTTAAAACAAACTTTTTTGGTGGTACCAGATCAAATAGATTTTTAATCCAAGGTACAATTCCTACCGGAGGCCAGTTTACAAAGTTTCACGTTAGATCTACCATAATTCCACAGATGTCAACAAAAACTTTAACATATGATTATTTTGGAAGAAAATATCATTATCCCGGTGAAAGAGAGTATGGTAACTGGGCATTTACTGTTTTAGATGACGTAGGAAACAACGATCTTTGGAAAACTTTTCAAGTTTGGCACAATAATATCAATAATCACGAAACAAATGAGTCATTTGATTTGGCTGGCGGCGATGATTATAAAGCATATAACTGGAAAATCCAACATCTTGATATTAATGGTGAAACTGTGTTGAAAGAATTTATATTGCAGGGCTGCTGGCCAGCTTCAGTATCTCAATTGTCACTAAATATGTTGCAGCCCAATACATTGAGCTCATTCAACGTGATCATTGTTTATGATTACATAGAAATTAAAAACATTACATCAAGAACAACTTCGTGAGGAAATAAATGGAAATAGAAGCTTTTGGATTTGAATTCGGCAAGAAAAGAACAACCAAGCAGGATAAAATTGAAAAAAACCTGCAGTCTTTTACTGCCCCCGAAGTTTATGATGGAACAGTAACAGTTGAGGCTGGTGGCTTCTTTGGCACGGCCTTGGACTATTCCTCATCGATGCGCGATGAGAGTGCATCTGTTGTTCAATACAGAAACATGTCAATTTATCCAGAAGTTGACAATGCAATTGAAGAAATCATAAATGCGTCTATAGTTTTAGGAACAGATAGAAAACCAGTCAAAATTGACCTAAGCGATTTACCTGTTTCAGATGTTATCAAAAATAAAATATACAGAGAATTTGATAGAATCCTACATCTTTTAGATTTTAATAATAAATCTTATGAAGTATTTCGACGTTGGTATATTGATTCAAAAATCTTTTATAACCTAGTAATTGACAAGGATCTTCCAACAGAGGGTATCAAAGAGTTGGTTCCCATTGATCCTCTAAAAATTAAAAAAGTTAGAAAGATCAAAAAAGAGAACGAGCAAGTAAATGGCCAGACAATTTCTTTGATAAATGACATCGAAGAATATTATCTTTACACTAATACAGATAAAGAAACCTTTATGATGACTGGTCCGGGGGGTTTGAAACTCTCCACGGACAGCGTAGTTTATGTTCCATCTGGTGTAATTGACTTGAACACAAAACGTGTTCTTGGCTACCTGCACAAAGCAATCAGACCACTTAATATGTTGAGACAACTAGAAGATGCTCTTCTAGTTTACCGCATTGCACGTGCACCAGAGCGTAGAGTATTTTATGTCGATGTAGGTCAGCTGCCAAAACAAAAAGCTGAACAATACATGAGAGACATGATGAGCCGTTTCCGCAATAAGCTCATATACAATCAAGCAACCGGAGAAGTTAGAGATGAAAGAAACCATCTTTCGGTTCTTGAAGATTACTGGCTACCAAGAAGAGAAGGCTCAAGAGGAACAGAGATCACCACCCTACCCGGTGGTCAAGCCATGTCTCAAATTGAAGACGTTGATTACTTTAAGAAAAAGCTTTACAATTCCTTAAACGTTCCAATTAGCCGTTTAACTTCAGAATCTACTGGATTTAATATGGGTAGATCCGTAGAAATTACCAGAGAAGAAGTTAAGTTTTATAAATTTATTGATAGACTCAGACATCACTTTTCAAAGATGTTCTTGGATATTTTGCGTGTCCAACTTCTTTTGAAGGGTGTCATGACCGAGGAAGATTGGCAACAACTTAAGATTGATATAAAATTTAATTTCAATACCGACAACTATTTCTGGGACTTGAAAGAAGCTGAAATTTTGGCTGAACGTCTGAAGATGATTTCTATTGTTGATCCATATGTTGGTAAGTATTTCTCTTCTGCATATATTCGTAAAAACATTCTTCGTCAAACAGAAGAAGATATTCGTTTTATGGATAAAGAGATGGAAGTAGACAAACAAAGAATGCAAGCAGAGCAAATGGCTCTGATGGCACAACAACAAGCTCAACAACAGGGAGCTGAAGAAAGCGCAGAACAATAATGGAATCTTTAACAAAAATTTTATTAAAAAATGGAATAAAAGGCATGCTTTCAGAAAATGAAAGCTATTTTAAGGAAAATATTGTTCAAACGCTCTCATTTAAACTAAATGCCTCAATTCAAGAGGCGACTTTAGCTCTATCTGAAAATCTTTTAGTATCAGAAACAACTACACCAGAGGCACAAAGTTTAACAAACTTTGTTATCTTTTTAGAATCGTTTAAACCCGGAAAATTTAAATTTAAAGATGACGGAGTTATAAATATTACTGAATCTGATATTAAAAATTTAAAAAATTTGTTTGAAGGGCTAAACACTAAAAATCGTCTTAAACTAACAAAAGATATTTTTAAAAGCCCAACACACTTCAGACAACACATAGAATTTTCAAAATCAGCAAAAGGACTTTTATGAAAAACAATATCAGAGAAATGATTAAGAGTGCAATTGAAGAGAACGCAGTTTCTTTTAAGGATACTGCATCTCAAACACTGTACACAAAGGTTGCTAGCAAATTACAAGAGCAATACAAAACAGTCGCACAAAACTTAATGAGACCAACCAATGAAGCTGATAACAGAACTAACTGAAGACATCAAGTATATCAAAGAAAATGTCGGCAACGGTGAAAAACATTATTTCATCGAAGGCATTTTCATGCAAGCCGAACAAAAAAACCGCAACGGAAGAATCTATCCAAAGAACATTTTGGCAAAGGAAACCGGGCGTTATATCAACGAATACGTCAACAAAGGCCGCGCTTTAGGTGAATTAAACCACCCATCTGGCCCCACAGTAAATCTTGACCGCGTATCCCACATCGTAAAAGATCTTCACGAAGATGGAAATAACATCTACGGAAAAGCCAAGGTATTGGATACCCCAATGGGCCGTATTGTCAAGAATTTAATTGACGAGGGCGCCCAACTTGGAGTTTCCACAAGAGGTATGGGTTCGCTCAAGGCCCGTAATGGATTCCAAGAAGTCCAAGAAGACTTTATGCTTGCAGCAATTGATATTGTTGCAGATCCTTCGGCCCCTAATGCTTTCGTAAACGGAATCATGGAAGGTAGAGAATGGATTTTTGAAAATGGAATTTGGACAGAAAGACAAAGAGATTCAGCTGTCAAGCTAATCAAGTCGTCTTCAAAAAGAGAACTCAACAAGAACATCGTCAAGGTATTCGAAGAATTCTTCAATAAACTCTCATGAGCTACAAGCTACCAAACGACACCAAAGACTATCTTTTGTTTATGATAGAAAACAGGA